CTCGCTATGCTGATTTTGTCACCGCATATACGCACAACCCTATCAACCCCATGCCGCATAAGATTATGACAAGTGCTGACAATGCCGCGCAAGCCGAGTCTGCATGGGACAAGGGCGAAAGGACATTTAGAGTTGTGAGTGACCTTGCGCAGATCATTAAGGGTAAAGAAGTGCTCTGCCCTGCTAGTGACGAGGCCGGCAATCGTGCAACGTGTGCCTCTTGTAAACTATGCGGAGGCAATAGTATCAAAGCAAAGAGCGTGGCAATCGTGGCGCATGGTGCAAGTAAACGTAAAGCAAAGGAATTGGTTCAATGAATAGCGACATAAGAGGGCATGGCAGCCCATACGACAGAGGCGCGGCTGACTCATACTATGGCCGCTTATATGCGCCGCACTACTGGCCTGATGGAACCTATGTGGGCTTTCCCGTTTATTATGCAGATATGTCAACGGCACAAGTTAAAGAGTATTATACGGGATACAATGACAACGAAGACATGGGCAATTTTAAGGATTGGGGCGATGAATAACATGAACAGCGACAAATTGAATCTATTAGCAGAATATGAGGGCCATGCTAGTCCAATGGACATGTTTGAATCTATAGGGCTGGTCGATAGCGTCCCGGCAATATGTATGAATCCCGGTTGCGATTACACAACCGATTATGAACCTGACATAGCTAACGGGTGGTGCGAGTGCTGCAATACGCGCTCTATGAAAAGCGCCTTCGTATTGGCGGGATTTATCTAATGGAATGGCGAGTCTATATGCTAACGAGTGGCAAGCGGTTTTGTTATCATGCTACGCGCAGCAAGGCCGAGGCACTCGACAAGATGACAGTGTTAGAGCGGCGGCACGATTCACGCTATCAATTTGAGATAGAGCCGGTGATATTCTAACGCCTTATTCTCGACACAATTAAGACACAATTAGGCTGGCTTTAGTGCTGGCCTTTTTGTCGTTATGTCATGCGGTTATTATTTGTTATACTATAACATAACATTTGAATCACGCTAGTTTAATACTGGCGAATCACTTGCGGGATGTGGGCGAATCGCTTATCCTCTGTCAAGTTTTTCTTTTGTCAACTCACGTTTTGTTACAGTTTTACCGATGTTTGTAACATTTGGTAAACTTTCGCTTGGGACCCTTGACATCATGGGCGAATCATGCTTGTGGCCCCCTTAACACCACCTGAATCCAAAACCAAAAATTACTTTTGCCCTACCCACCACGTTCAAACGGGCGTTATATCTGGAGTACCCACCAAGGTACATATCGGCGGTAATCCGCTTACGTCATCACGAATTGTTACAAAACGGTAATAATACTCACGAAAACACGACAAAAAACAGAAAATACTTTCGTTGTAAAACAAATGATTGTAAAATAGTTGACAAAAAGTGAAAATAAAGTGTCTAAGATTCGAATTTGTATCCCTATAGTATAATGAGAGAGAGAGTAACTTAAGTTTTAACATAAATTATTATCACTACGATTTATACTACTAAGCTATATAACGTAAGTTATAACTATAGTTACTCCCCTCAAGAATCACTCCTACAAGTTGAACCAAGAAGTATGAAATCATAGTATAACTTAAGTTACAAAGTTCTTGCCGATTGACTGTAGGTAGTGATTCCGACTACCCACTTAAGTTACCCCTAATCTTGTCGTTAATAGCCCGTAGGGCGGAGACTGTCGTTATGATCCCAGCACTACCCTACAGTAAATTAGTAGAGAAGCACATCTTGGAATGTATCCAAGGTGGCATAGGGATTCGTCAGATGATTGCCTCAATGCAACACCTACAGGATGCCCCAAAGTCTTTATCCACTATGTACAAAATCTATGGGTCGTTCATTGAGATGGAACGAGCGAAGATCAATGGTGCTGTCGGTAAGAAGGTCATAGACCAAGCCTTAGATGGTGACTTTAAATCACAAGAGTTGTTCCTACGATCTAAGGGTGGCTGGAGTCCAACTCAGACTAACATTGAAGTTGAACAAGAGACTGACCCCGAACTAGACGAGAGTGCTACCGATACACTCATGTCGCTACTTGGATACAACACTGATGCCACCGAAGAAGAAACAACCTGTTCCTGTGAGGAAGATAACTGCCGATGCTCTTAGAGGATTACCCAAGAGTAAAGTTAAGGACATCTTCGATCAGCTAGGGCCACAGAAGACTGAGGAACTTAAGCATGACTGGATGTTTTGGGCGAGGGATAACCAACTTGAGCCTAGTGATCCCGATTGGAATGTTTGGTTTATTAATGCAGGTCGTGGATTTGGTAAAACTCGCTCTGGTGTAGAGTGGGTACGAGAGAATGTTAAGCGTGGTGTCAAACGTATTGCTGCCGTAGCTTCCACTAACTCAGATATTGAACGAGTTATGGTCAAGGGTGAATCTGGTTTCCTATCGGTATGCTGGAAGAACGACAGAACCTACAAAGGTAAGAAGATGGGGTTCCCTGAGTGGTCTCCAACTAAGCGTACACTTACATGGGAGAATGGAGCGCAAGTACAGTTCTTCTCCGCTGAGGAACCTGAGCGTCTTCGTGGGCCACAGTTTGAGTTAGCATGGTGTGATGAGACTGCTGCTTGGAATAAGGACATGGACACTTGGCAGATGCTACAGTTTTGTATGCGTCTAGGTAAACACCCAAGGATCATGGTTACGACCACCCCTAAGCCAACTAAACTTATTCGTCAGATACTCAAAGACCCTAAGACTGTAGTTACCACGGGTAGTACCTTTGATAACTCAGCCAACCTAGCTAACACATACCTCACTGCTGTTAAAGAGCAGTACGAAGGGACTAGACTAGGTAGACAAGAGCTTTACGCAGAAGTCCTAGAAGAAGCTCAAGGAGCCTTGTGGACTACCGTAATGCTAGATGATGCCTCAGTCAAACATGAGGCTGTCCCAGACCTTTCTCGTATTGTCGTTGCACTTGATCCCGCTGTCACTGCCAATAAGGAGAGTGACATGACGGGTATTATTGTCGCAGGTATTGACATTAACGGTATTGCCTACGTCCTTGGTGATTATACTGATAGGTTATCGCCACAGGGTTGGGCATCTAAAGCTATTCAACTGTATCACCACTACCAAGCTGACCGTATTGTAGCGGAGGTTAACCAAGGTGGTGACATGGTTAAGCAGACGATCCACGGAGAAGACCCTACAGTACCTTATAAGGCTGTTAGAGCATCCCGTGGTAAGTTCGCTAGGGCTGAACCTGTATCGGCACTGTACGAGCGTGGTTTGGTTAAGCATGTGGCTAATCCCCCTGATGGGGCTTCGCTGAACGAACTAGAGACACAAATGAGAACATGGGAACCACTAGGGTCGATTGGCTCCCCAGATAGACTTGATGCCTGTGTATGGGCAATTACAGACCTCTCACTTAACGGATATGCGAAACCCAAACTGACCCTCGCTTACTCAAGTGCCAAGGGACTTTCACAGAAATAATAATGGAACCTACCTCATGGTTAAGAAGCTCTCAGAGGCCAAAGCTAAGGCAACCCTTGGCGTAGCTGGCGATAACACACATAACGGTCAAATCCGTGCTGATGAGTTTCTCCCTGAACTGCGTGGCAAGAAAGCCATACGCAAGTATCGTGAGATGCGTGACAATGATAGTACCGTTGGTGCTGTTATGTATTCTGTTGAGCAAATCCTTCGTGATGTTGACCTTCATGTAACTCCAGTTGACGATAGTGATGCAGCTAAAGCGGAAGCTGACTTCGTCAAGAGTGTTCTTGATGACATGGATCATACCTTAGATGACCACATTGCAGAAGCCTTGTCGTTTCTGTCGTATGGCTTCGGTTGGTTCGAGGTTATCTACAAGCGGCGTGTTGGCCCTAACGAGCGTTCTGACAAGAAACACTCTAAATATACAGATGGACGTATTGGTGTGCGTAAGATCGCAGCCCGTGCGCCTTGGACTATCAATAGGTTTGATGTCGATCAGAAGACTGGGGATGTTCTAGGTATTGAACAGTCAGTTGGCCTTATGGCAAGCAAGAATTATATCCCAGTTAATAAATCCTTGTATTACCGCACTACCTCAATAAATGGTGATCCAAGTGGCCGTAGTATTCTTCGTAACGCTTATACTTCTTACGAGTACCTTAACAACCTACAGGCTATTGAGGCCATTGCGGTTGAACGAGAACTTGCGGGTATTCCTGTCGCTCGTATTCCCGCTGAGTATCTTTCTGGGGACGCTTCTTCTGCTCAATCAGGATTCGTCAACAACTTGCAGCAAATCCTACGGGACGTTAAGTTCAACGAGCAAGGCTACATTATATTGCCTTCCGACACCTACCCCGATAAAGACGGAGCGCCTTCCTCCACTAGATTAGTTGACATTGAGCTTATGGCATCCAATGGTAAACGCAACATTGACATCAATCCAATCGTTAGTCGTTACCAGCATGACATTGCTCGTTCTGTACTTTCTGAGTTTCTTCTGCTTGGTTCTTCTGGGGGTTCTTATGCTCTCTCCAAGTCGAAGACAGACCTGTTCCTCCGTGCGCTTGAGAGTTACATCCAAGCAATCGTTGACGTTCTCAACAAACAGTTGGTCGAGCGTCTTTGGCAGTTGAACGGTCTGAATTATGACCTGATGCCAACTATTGAAGCTGGTGATGTTGCTCCACATGACCTCCGTGAAGTAGCTGCTTTCCTACGGAACCTCAATGGTGCTAACATTGATGTATCGTCGCACCCAGAGGTTGTTAAAGACCTTATGGACATTGCAGACCTAGAGTATGATCCTGAAGTTGGTCGTTCTACTACAGATGAGGAAGAAGCGTAATGGCAACTTTAAACAACAGAGTGTTTGATAATGGACTTTCAGTATTAGACACTGAAGCCAATCGCTTGGACATTACTTCTCAGGAAGCTACAAGCTATGCTGATGCTACCTCTACATCTACTCTCGGTAACTCATCTTCCATTTCCATTGCTGCCCCCTCAGATAAGTCAGGTGGTGGTCGTGAGGTTGTCGTAGCTTCTATAGCTGACGCTTCAGTCACAGGTAACGGTACAGCCACTCACTATGCAATAGTTGACACGGTTAACTCTCGTCTTCTCGCCACAGGTTCTCTTACAGAAAGCCAAGTAGTTGCCTCTGGAAATACCTTTTCATTAGGATCGTTTACTATCGGTATCCCTGATCCTGCATAATAAAGGTTATTTAATATGACCAGCAGGATTTTACAGGAAGACAGTGGCTTAATACTCACACAAGCCAGTGAACCTATTATAAACGAGAACTTCATAGGCGCTGATGGTTTTTCTACTGGTGCTTCGGTCGTTCAGACAACCGTAATAACTCAAGTCCATGCGATTACAGCTACAAGTGTAACGTCTGGTATTCCTACGGTAGCTAGTTCTACACTCACGGAAGATGAGGCAAACACCGCAGTTCCTATCCTGACTGGTGTACCAGAAGTTAACCCGACAGCAATAACTCAGAATAATGCGCTTTCGGCTGGTGGTATCCTTACTGGCAGACCTGACGTAGAAGACGCAAGAGACCCTAACGTAATATATGAACAGGTGGTACAGCAGATGTTTGGTGGTTGGCCTAGACGATTATACGATCATACAGACTTAGCTATCGCCAGAGGCCACACTGAGGGGTACACCCCGATATATAAGTTTGGGTATAACCCAGATGTAAATGGCACTGAAGAGACCGTGTGGGCGCAAGGTGGTAACTACCCTTGGCTTGATAATGCAGTTACAATGTTTGTCAGTAGCTCTAGTGCAAACGATGCAAGTGGTGGCACAGGTGCTAACACCATCCTTATACAAGGTCTTGATGAAGACTACAACGAGATAGAAGAGACTGTAGCTCTAAACGGTCAGACACAGGTAGTTACTCAACTTTCGTACCTTAGAGTCTATCGAGCTTTTGTTACTCTTGCGGGGTCAGACGGTACATCAGGTGGTACAATCTACATTGGTTCTTCTGGAGCTACCGCTGGTGTACCTAACACGGTTTACGCTAACCTCGGGTTCGGCAACCAGACCCAGATAGCTGCCTACACAGTTCCCGCTGGTTATACCCTCTATTTAGACGACATTAACTTTACTGCTGCTCTGAGCCAAGCCAACAAGACTGCAACTTGTAGCTTTGTAAGCCGTGACCAAGGCTCTAACGTGTTTAGAACTCGTTTTATTAACGTCCTTCAAAGCAACCAGTTGATTACTAAGTTTGAGTACCCTCAGCCATTCGCTGAGAAGACAGACTTAGAGTGTAGGGTCGTTACAGACACCAGCAATAACGCAATCGGAGCCTCATTCCAAGGTGTCCTTATCAAAAATGACTCGTGAGGTTACAGGTTAATGAAAGTTGGTTCTAAAGTATCTTGGAATAGCTCAGGCGGAACTGCCCGTGGTATCGTCCGTGAAATCATTCGTGATGGTAAAGTCTCAGGTATTCCCGTTAAGATTACAGGAACCAAAGAGGAACCTGCCGCTCGTATTGAGATCATTGATGATGAAGGTAAGCCAACAGGCACAATGGTAGGTCACAAGGTTTCTACCCTCCGTAAAGCACAATACGCTAACGACATCTTCACCACTGAGCCTGAAGCTATCTCTCGTTCTATGGACTTAGGTATGGGTGGAGCCACTCACGTCTCTGAGTACGATGGACAGGCTGTGTACATGCCCGGAGAGAGCCACGAGGCTTATCTTTCGTTCTACGA